TAAAAGAATACAAGTTGCTATGGGTGGTAAAAAATTATCTTATGATGATGGAAATATTATTATGGATGATGTTGATAAAATACAATATATATTAACAGTTAATATGCCAACTAAAGATAGTAAATCTCCTATAAAAAGAGATGTTCAATTAGGCAGAGATTATGAAGGTGAATGGACAATTCAAGATCCATATAAATCATTATCACAAAAAGAGTTAAAAAATGAAATAAAAAAAATTGAAGAAATAGAAAAGAAAACTGAAAATAGAAGAACCATGTCAAGAGTACATGATGAATTATTATTATTAAGCAAAGATTCTGATACAAAATTTTATTTACACTCCCTTTCATTAAGAATGCCTAATCTTGGTGGTGATGTAGCAGTTCATAAAGTAGAAGGATTTTTTGATCCAGAACAAGGTAATGTGGTTGGTGTTAATGTATATGACATAGCACAAACACACCAAGCTGATTTCGATGTTGATGCTTTGTTTAGTTACCATACAAAACCAACTAATTTATCTAATGATATATGGAATGATTCTGGAATGTCTGTAGATGCTTATATATACCCTTCTACGGAACTTTCTATGGATTTCTTTGGTATGGGCGATGAACCTAGCACTGCTGGTAGTGAATATAGTTTTGAAGATAATTTAGATAAACATATGAAATTGTATCAACAATCAAAAAAGAATTTTGGTGTAGCTAAAAAACTATCTACTGAATTATCTTTCTTTTTAAGAAATCCAAATTTAATATCATTAGAAAATATGGGAGTAACTAATGTTAGTAAATCTGATAAATTAAATTATTCAGAATTTTTACAAACATATAAAAATACATTACAATCTATTATTGATGCTGCTAAAAAACCTAATTGGGCAAGTAGAGCAAAACAAAATGAAATAAGAGATTATATATTGTTTGGAGATAAACCAGATGGATATGCATTAGATAATATAGAATTTAATTTTGGACAACAAAATTTTAAAGGTTTTTTCACTATAGAAACTAAAGATCTACCTGAAAGAAGAATAATAAAAGATGCTATAATTGAAATATTTAGAGTAAAGTCTAAATCTCAAAGAGTATTGACTGATGTATTTGACGCAGCTGGAAGAAGACCACCTGATGCTAATGAAATAGGAATGGTTCGTTCAGAGTTAGATAGTTTTTATAATAATCCAAATAAATTCTTGTATGATAGATTAAGAAATGATAGAATAAGAAGAGGAAGAAGAGATGAAATAACTTTTTTAAATAATTTCTTTTTTGGTAATAATTTAAATAGTATTAAAGATTGGAATGATTTATTAAAAATAAATCCAGCAATGAATCCAACTCAATCTAAAATTTTTATAGATAGGACAAATATAGATAAAATTAAAAATGGAACAATATCTTCTTTTGTTGTTTCTAAATTAAATCAAAAAGTATTAAACTTTGAGTCTTCTTCTAATGTAGCAGGAGGTAAAGGTTTATCAGCTAGAAAAGCAGTTGAAAATATTATGGATAGAATAGATGTTTTTACAGCTTTAAGTGGAGATTTAACTTATGATAACTTTGTTAAAAATATGGATGACGATGGAGGTGTAGTTAGTGGAACTTTTCTTAGTGGGTATGTAAAATCTTTAGCAAGAGACAAAGTAATTAATGAAAAACAAGTTAGAAACTATTCATTACTGTACGCAGCTTTAGATAAACAAAAATTATCGTTACAAAGATTTATAAATAAAGCTGGTAAAAATCAAACAGATTCATTGTTAAGAGCAAAATCAAAATTAAGAAATACAGATTACCTTATAGAATATTTAAATCAAAAAGAATCTGATTTTATAGGCAAAATTAATGGAAATAAATCTTTAACAGAAGCATACAACTTATCTATTAAAACTGTTCCTCAAGGTAAAAAACAAATTATAAAAAATAAAAGCTCTAAAAATCCAATTTATGTTTATAAAAAAAGAGAAACAGATGGTAAAATTTTCTTTGAACAATCGAGATGGATTGCTCCAAATAAAAGTGATAGTTTTTATGGAGGTGAATATTACATATTAAATAATCCTATAAAATATCAAGACCTTACTAAAAAAGAACTTATAGATGCATATTCTTTATTAATGGTAACAGGTGATATTCAAGTACAGCATTTAGGATTAGAATTAGACAGAGAAAATAAATTTTTATTTCAATATCAACAATTGTCTAAAACTCTTGGTGGATTAGCTTCTATAACATATAAAGACAATGTAAATAATCCATATGGAAAAGAAAACTGGTCACTTGAAAGATTACAAGAAGATGCTTTAGTCAAAGATTTTATTGATGAGTTTAGCAATAAAGAAGATACAAAAGAATCTAGGCAGGACTTAGATAATGTAAATACTTCTTTACAAGATTTAGTGAAGTTTATGATTAAACCAGAAGTAGCATTTGGTACTTTTGCTACAGGAAAAGATGGAATAAGATTACCAGCTTTTAAAATAAATAAAAGAATGGGCAATGCAGTATTTAGATATTTAAAAAATAATGGGCATGATGATATTTTATCAGAAATTGTTAATCAATATGGATCAGAATTTAGAAGAAGATTTGATGGTATAATGCCAGAACAAGAAGCTAAATTATATAGAAGTGATTTACACTCAAGAGACGAAAGTTATTTTAGAACATACACAGATCCAAATATGGAATACGCAGCTACTAGTAGAATATTATTTGACAATGCAGCTATGTTTAATCATTGGCAACATTCATTATCTAGAATAGGAGATGATTCAAAAACATTTAGAGATGTTGATGGTAGGTATGATCTTATTTTTAAATATGGAACTAAAGAGCAATTATTTAGTGATAATAAATTATATAGAGATAGTTTTGAACAGTTTATTAGAGACAAAGAACAAGTGGAGTGTTATTAATGTCTAGTATATCTAATTGTACATTTGTATCAAAAGAAGAGCAATTTACAAAAGAAAATCTTGATAAAATGAGATTGTTGTTTAATGGTAAAACAATTACTTTTAAAAATGAAAAAATTAATATAGGCAATATATTAAAAAAACAATATGGTGATGTTGATTCTGATTTAGGTCGTAGGATGTTTGATCTTATTGTTGGTCGAGGAACTCAAGGTAAACCAGCAATTGATTCTTATACCGGTTTTAGTGAGGCAGATTTTAGAAGAATAAAAAATGAATTGGTAAGAGAATCCAAAAAATTAAATAATCCTAAATTAAATTATTTAGAAAAGTTATTGTTTGTTAGAAGAGGTGTAATGCAAAAGTTTGCTATTACAAACTATCTTAATAATAAAATAAATGAATCAGCTAATTATGAAAGAACTCAATTTAGTAATTATTTAAAATCTCATAATGATATAATGGCTTTATTAAAAACAGATGCTATAAAAAATAGAGGAGAATCTAAATTTAGACTTGGTATAAAATCTGTTAGAGATTTAGAAAAATTAGAAAATCAATTAACTATTATTATTAACAATCCTAAAACACCAGAACAAGCTAATAAAGCAATGGATATTACTAAGCAAATGTCTGAAATATTTAAAAGTGATGGAGGTGTTCCATTACAAGAATTAAGAATGTTTTTAGAAGGAGAACTTACAGAAAGTAAAGGTAGGTATTTTAAAATAGAAAACGATGGTTCTACTGTTGAAGTATCTAGAGAAATTATAGAAGCTGGTAAATTATCTAGAAATCTTTTAAATGATATGGGCCTTGTAATGATAAACGGTTTAAAACAACATAAACAAGTTATAAGACAATCATATTTAAATAGTAAAGAAGATTCATCTTTATTATTACCTAACGGAGATAAAGTTAGAAAATATGAAGAAACAATAGAAAGTCAAATAAAAGAAGTGCAAAAGGGAATAAAAGATGGTAATTACTTTCCACATTATTTAATTGAATCATTTATTAAAATAGAAAAAATAATGGATAAGGCTGAAAAAGATAAATACTCTAATGTAGATCAAGACTTAACAGATTTATCTCAAGTATTTTTACAAATGTCAAAAGAAATAAATACTCCTAGAACTTTAAGGGGTAGAAAATCAATTCCTTATGATAATTATTTAAAAAATCCTGTTGGTGTACTTAGAAAGTATTCATTAGATGCTATCGCATTTAATAAATCTAATTATTTAAAAAATATTATGATGGAGGGAATGAGAGCGTTACCTAAAGATTCTGAAGGTGCAGAAGCTTTGCAAAAATATGTAATGGATACATACACTATTGCAGATAAAGGATACCAAGATAGACCTGCTTGGGTTAATAAAACAGTTAGAACATTAACAGGAGTTCAATTTTTAAGTAAGTTAGGTTTTGGTATAGGTACTGCTGTTAGAAATACAATGTCTGGTATGTATTATTTGCAAGGAGTTGGTAATAGAGCATTTGTAAAATACTTAAGAGAATGGGATACTACATCTACAAATAAAATATTTGATGTTGATGGTAAGCAAAAATCATTGCAAGATATTATAGTAGAAGTAGAAAGAGAGCAAGGTTTTAAATTTGAAGATATGTCTTCTCCTTTATTTACAGAAGGTTTAGTACCAACAGAAGGTGTAAAATCAAAAGATATAGATATAAAAATAGATGCTGATGGTAATCCAAAACTACAATATAAAGAAGGTAAACATTGGAGAGCTTTTGACGCAACTATGACAGCAGCCGCTGGTAAAGGTGCTATATTTCAAAAAGTTACTGAAAACTTTTTAAGAAAACATATGTTTAGATATTCATTTGTTTCAAAGTTTAATGAATTAACTAAGGGTGGATTAACTAAGCAACAATCAATACAAAGATCTAAAAAACATGCTTTGGATATGGTGAATAAATATGCGTTTGAATATTCTCCATCACAAAAAGCTCCATTAGTAGGTGGAACTAAAAGTGGATTAGGGGCAGTTGGCCAAGTTGCATTTCAGTTTTTACATTATCCAATGTCTTTTCTTCAATTGCAATCAGAAGTATTAAGAAAATCTAAAGATGCTGTTATTGCAAGACAATGGGATTCTCCAGATCTTTATGTTCCATTAAGATTCGCAGGTTTATATTTATTTACAGAAATGATGAGTGGTGTACTAAATCTTGATTTACAACGATTAATGGAAAATGATACAGTAGAAAGAATTAAAACGCTTAAAAAAGGTTTAGAAGGTGAAGATGTAAAAGGAAGAGGTTTTCTTGGCCCTACAACTGGTGAATTATTTTATTATGCTACATTATTTGATTGGGTTAAAACACCAGACAATTTAGCAGCTCAAATGATTGTTGGTTATAATGATGCTTATGGTATGACAGATGAACAAAAACGTGCTAGGCTATTGTCTTCTTTGAACGTACAAGCATCTAAATTTTTAACTAAAGATTATAAAGCATTGAGAAATGGAAACGGATGGGATTTAATGATGCATGAATTTGGATTGTATCCAACTGCTAGAACAAGAGAAATGAGAAAAAAAGAACCTTTAAAAACAATACTTCCTCCAGTTAAAAAGAAATCAAAGAAAAAGAAATCTACAATACAAGAAAAAACAAAATCTGATTTAGAATTATCAAAACTTTATAGAGCGATGGGGGTTTAAACTAATATAAAGGAGATTCCCCACCGCCCTTGAAAAGTAAATTATCTACTTATAAATAATCCAATAGTATATTTATTAAATAATATTAATTTTATTTCTGTATGTTTTGAATCATAATGGTTTTCAAAACATATAGATATTGGAAATATATTTACTTTATAAATATAAGCATCTAATTCATTATTATTAAACTTATGTGATATTACTCCTATAAACTCATCTCCTATTATCACTGCTCTTCTCCTTGTTCTGTGTACATTCCGTACATTGTTATTAATATAGCATCAGCATTCCACAATGTAACTTTTTCAGATGTGTAATTACTTGCTATTTCTTTTAATTTATTCTTCCTATCTTTTTTAACTTTAGGAAGTTTCTCTCCTATTTTATTCTCCCAAAATTTCATCCATTTTTGTGGAGACACTTCTACTATTTGCTTTAAGTTTTTAGATGTATGTCCTATTTTTGAATGTAACAAACCTAACCAAACTCCGTAGTTTACTCCAAACTTAAATAAAGAACTTCTTCCATCGTGAGGCATAGCATGAACTTTTTCTATGTATGCTACTATTTTTTTATCAGTATAAGCTGTTGTTACTATATTTAAACCTATATTCCTGTAACTTATTAATTCGTGGCACTTTTGAGATCTTACATCTATTTCTTTTGAATTAGTATAACTCAATGCTCCACTAGCCCCGGGATCTATTCCAATTACTGTTGTATTCATTGTGCATCCTTTCTGTGTGTATAGTTATGAGAACTTTTATAAGATTTTTTTCTATAAGGTTTGTAATATTGTTTTCTAATTTTGTATTTATCGCTTAGTATCTCACCTTTAAATAATTTAATTACTTTATTTACAATAGGGAATACTACTTTTTTTAAATTAGTATTGTAATACTTACTACAACCTTTGTTTAAAATCTTCTTAGGTATTGCTTTCGGGGATGTATTTTCGATTTCTTTAAACCAATAACATTGATTTTTGACTTCGTAGTAACACCCCCTACAGCTTTTATTATTATCTACCAAGAGTATCTTTTTCTGCTTCTTTGTGGTCATTATAGAACTTGCATTTATTACCATTGAAACCCATAGGGTAAGTACCTATTTTACCATATCGACTTTTAGCAACAATAACTTCACTTTTGAATTGATTGTACTTTTCACTATCAAAATTGTGTCCATAAAATACAAACATCGCAGCTTCAGCAGCTTGTTCAATTACACCTGATTCAGCATAATCACTCATTCTAGGTCTAGGATCAAATCGTTTTTCAATATCACGATTAAGTTGAGATACTAGCAATCCAGAACAATTCTCTTGTTTACATATCCACTTGTAATCATTGACAATCTTTTCTATTTCAAAACGTCTGTCTTTATTTTTTAATCCACTTTCGATTAATTGAATGTAGTCATCAATAACAACATCTGGTTTATGCTTTGTTATTTCTCTAATAGAATCATCTAGAGTTCTTATATCGTCATACGCAATTAAGTCTTTGTATTTTTCTCTTACATATTCAGATACACTTTCTAATGCTATTTGTTTCTTTTCATCTGTTATACCTGCTCTAATCATCGAGTAAGTAAGGTCTTGTGATTCCATTACAAATAACTTTTTCATAGTTTCTACATTACTCATCTCACGATTAAATAACATTACACTATAACCTTGTTCGATTAAACCTCTAACGATATTTAACATTAGAGTAGTTTTACCATGGCCTGGTCTTCCTCCAAGAACTGTTAATTCTTTACGAGTCATTCCACCTGCAAAGCTATCTAAGTTTCCAAGACCAAAATTAATTAAATTAGTCTCTTCTTTTACTGCTATTTTAGCTTCATCTACAACATCGGATATATCTTTTATTTTAGAAGGTTGTATGTTGCGTAATTCATTGATTAATCTATTGTGTTTTTCTAGAATGCTACCAACGTCTTTATAGTTCTTAAAACTAGCATTAAGTAAATCTTGAGCAGACTTAGCAGTCTCTCTTTGAATATACTTTTCCCAAACTATTTTAGCATAATGTTCTACTTTACTTTTGCTTACAATGGAATCTTGAAGATCAAGTAAGTAAATAGTATCTTTTTCTCCTGTTGATTCAAACATTTTATCACCAACAGTTATAACATCAATTGGTACTTTATTCTTGTATAACTCTTTCATTGCTTTGAACGTATTTAATGCATCTTTAGAATAAAAAGCATCATCGTTTCTTATCCAAGCCATAGCAATTTCCATTTCTATGTCTTTTCCAACGAGTATACAACCTAATATTCCATGTTCTGCTTCTATATTACATGGCATTACTTTTAATGAAGCAACACCTTCGTCTATTTCTTTCATATTATCTCCTTAGAATAAACCTATCTGATCATTAGGTTCATAGTTTATTATTAAGTATTCTTTTCTCTCTTTGCTTCTATTTTCGTCCGTAGCTCCCTGATATTTTAAAGTAATAGTTCTTACATTATACTCTTTATATAAATCAAAGACCTCTTCTCTGTGGTCGTAGGATACCATGAATTTACCACCATTATTATGTATTTTATCAACTTTTTCTTTTAATCTAATATGGTCTTCAGCATTAAAATTATGTTGATAATAGTCTCCTTTATCCGTTGCTATGAAATAAGGTGGATCGAGATACCAAAAATCATTTTCTTTTGGTTTATACCTATCTATAAGATCTCCAAAGTCTAAGTTTTCTATTGTTGAACCTCCTATCTTTTTTCTTGAATACTCAAACTCTTTCATCCAATTTTTATTCCAATCTTTTACCATTGACATAGGTGTGTGAATTAACTTATTAAAACTATGTCTTATACAATAAAAGTATTTAGCAGCTCTTAATGGATCTGGTATTTCTATGTGTTGCTTTTCTTTTATTTCTGCACGAAACCCGTCAAACAATTCTCTGGACTTAGGCAACCAATCTAAATAATAAACTAATTCATCTAATTTATGTATAACGCAATTATATAAATTAACTATATTATTATCTTTGTCATTTAAAACATTCCATTCAGCTTTTTCTTTTCTAAAAAACATTGATAATCCACCTGAGAATACTTCGAAATACCTATGGTGAGGAGGTATAAGAGGAACAAATTGTTTGCTCAACATATACTTCCCACCATAATAAGGTATTACAATAGGGCAATCGTACCAATCAAGAGATGGCAACTTGTGCCTCTTTGTAAGCTAGTTTCTTAATCTTAGGATACAATCTCTGTTCCAATCCATGAGTAGAATCAAGATTTCTATTCATATGATGTGTTAATACATTAGTACCTACATTTAATAAATCCCAAAAAGTTCTAGGTTTTTCAATAATAATTTTATCAGTAACTAAAGTATTTGCATAATCTGGGAACATCTTTATCATTTCAATTAAATGATTTTCTTGAAACTTTGTTTCTGCAAGTATCGGAAACTCTTCTTTAAATACAAGCTTTGTTTTATCGACAGTTTCTTCAATAACATTACTAATATCATTAAGGGAAATATTAGATTTAATATGTTTGTTTTTGTATTTACTTGCAACAATTCCTACTACCATGCCATTAAGACATATTAATCTAAATGCACCACCTAAAATATTTAACCCAACAGTTCCGTTGTAACTATTCATGATATTAATTTCAGGAGTCATTTCATCTGCTTTAGACATTTTAACAACTTGTTTTGGAAAGTGCCAACTAAATTGTGTTTTTGCTCCACCTGCTAATACATTAACTTCTTTAGGTTCACCACCTAGTTTCTTAATAAGGGGTTCTGCTATATTCATAATAGTTTCGTTTTTTACAAGTTTATAACTATCTGTCATACAACTAAGAACTTTACTATTATCTTCTCTTACTATAAACTTATACCCTGTTGACATTTCTCTAACACTAGTGCCATTACCTTTGTTTTTACTAGTTTCTTCCCAATAAGCTGGTACTTCTTTTACTGAAAACATTGCGTCCTGTAACATATTACTCTCCTTTATTTTTATTTATTATTTCTTCCATTTTCTCTCTAAATATATCTACTGCTACTACCATTAATATCATACCAAAACCTATTAATAATACTGATATGCTAATTAAAAACATACTTCCTATCCACTCTGCTAATGTTAATATGACCATCATTTTTTCTCTCCTATTTTAATTTATAAACTCCCCTAACATAGCGCCAACCATTTGTCATCGATTTTTATTAAATCAATTATTTAGGGGAGTTTAATTTATTTTATTATTGGTGGTGTAGATCCCAATCTTTTTCTTTCGTTTTCTACTATAGTATCGTGATTTTTATCTGAATTAGATATTACCGTTCTAAGATAAGCAAATCCTTTACCATGTTCAAAACTTCTTGAAGTGTAAAAAGTCTCTATACCATAATCTATTAATTGATCTCTGCATTCTTTAATACCATAAAGAAACTTATGAAATTCATATCTACTATCTGAAGGAACATTATTTATTATTAGTTTAGCAATTCTAGTTATTTGCTCTCTTGTTCTTCTGTTCCTTACTTTTAGCAAGTCTCTTATATCTAGGCTAATATTTCTACCAGACTTTGATTGGTATCCACACGCAGGACACTTATTCATTGTTACCTTTACAATCTTCACATTCCTCTCTCTTTTTTCCGTAAGTTGGAAAACTTTGATAATGCTTTACTACAAAAGATCCTCTTCTTTTTTGTTTTAGATTTCTCATGCTAGCTTTATCATACTCCCAACATCTTTTGCAAGAACTACAAAACTTTATTTTTTTGTCTGCTCTTCTCGCATCAGTATTACATCTATCAGACTCAAATAAATTAGGGTCATGAACTTTATTTATTAACCAATTCATACGTCCTCCTTATATTACTTTAACTTCTGTTGTGCATCCCCATCTATGCTTCCCTAAATAGAAAGGTCTATCTTCTTTATTGACTTGATTAACTTTAGTTACTAGAACAGATGTTGATACTTTTGTATGATTTAATATCACTGCTTGAGTATCTGATTGAGTTTTAATTAATTCTCCTATTTCTATATCTTTTATAAAAGTATATCCATCGCTACATTCTATAATAGGTTTATTAATCAGAGCAAGTTTCGCAAGTTTGTCCGCCATTTCTTTCTTTTTCTTCAATTTTGTTGCCATTTTCATCGTCTTCTCCTTTGTAAAACATATCTACTATTTTTTCTAATTCATCTATAAGATTATCAATACCATTAAAATGATCTGATCCTTTGTACATTCTGAGTGCCATTAGCATTAACAAAGCTTCATTCTTACTATCAAAAGCTATTGCTGGTTGTTTAGTTTGTGTTCGTGTTTTTTTCATTTGTCTCTCCAGAGGGTGAGGGTGATGCCGAGAGAGAAGAGACAGGACATTGAAGATAATATTAACACCACCCTCGTCTCTAAATTACTGATTTATTATATATAAATACAAGTATTCTCTCTCGACAAATTACTTAATTAGAAAAGTTAGAATGGAACGTCATCATCTACTTCATCTTGAGATAATTCTTCTCCACCTTCCCATAAAACAATTTCTTTTGCTTTAAGAGTAGTTCTTTTCTCTTGTTGATCTAATGGAAGATCTTTGGTATCCCTTGTTATATAACTATGTGTTTCTAAGTCTATAATAACAGGTTTACCTATAACGTCTTCTTCTTCTATTAGCACTAGTTTCTTTTTACCATCTGATTCTTCTAACTCAATACCAAGACCCTCTAGTAATTTAAAGTATCTACTATTTTTGTTTGCTGAAGATGTATCAGTAAAGATAAAGAAACCATTGTCATAGTATTTTTTACCCGGAAGATGGCTACATTTTATTTCTTCTTGGATTCCAGTCTCATCTGCAATAGGTATTCTACTACCATTCACATCTAATCTGTATTTATATCCATCCATTTCCCATAGTAATTGAGTTTCATCAGCAGCTTCATCTGCTAGTTGATAACACATATTAACTATAATTGCTTCTCCTGCTCTAGTATTTACTTCTTTAGTTGTCAAAGAAACAATATGAGCTGGGTATTTACCTTCTTCTGTCGGTATAAACTCAGGTTTGTTTGAAGGTTCAAATACTACATCTAGTTCTTTTGCCATTTTTAAACTCCTTTCGGTTTTGTTATTGTGTATTTTTCCATTAGTTTCTGATATTCAGCTTGAAACTCTTTCATTTCTCCAGTTGGTTTTATTTTACTACCACCACGAAAGTACAATCTAGGTGATACATAAACATCGTCTGATATTCTAAAGTATCTTTCTGTTGATCCTTTCTTTGTAGAAACATTACCAGATTTACTTAGAGCTTTTTCTGCTGTTTTAGATAATTGACCAGATTCTCTTAATCTTTTCAAATCATCTTGTTTTATTTTTCCCATTTTATTCTCCTTTATCCTTTAAAGAATCTCTTTCTCTTGTTAGTTTAGACAAAGAACCATTGTAGTTTGCAGTATTTAGAACTTGGTCTTTTATCAAACCATGTATCTTTGTCATTTTATCTTCGCTTATTTCAGATGCAACTAAAAGTATTTCTTGTTTTTGGTCATCAGATAGTTCAAGATCTTCTATTTGATTTCTGTAAACATCATCTGCAATATTCATATACATATTAAATGCTTTCTTAATACAATCTGTATTAGCTGCTTTAACATCATTACCAATATCAACAAACTCTCCTGTTGCTCTTTTTGTTTGAAGTCTATGAGCAGCTACCATATCACCAGTTCTCCAAATACCTTCATCATACCATTTCAAACGACCATGAACAACGTAAGCTGCTCCACTTAGGTTTTCTGATTTATGTATTTCCCAAGACCATCCGGGGAACTCTTTGTCTGCTATTTCTCTCATGTATGAATACTCTACATAATCTGTTCCAGCCCTTTGTTTAATAAAAGGTTTTGGAGTTTTCATAAATGATACTTTTTTATGTTTTATTGTTATTGCTTTTCTAATATCCTCTACGTTAGACAGGGATACCTGATCTGTAATAACAGTTGTATTGTTTTCCATTTGTTTTCCTTGTTATTTTTTTAATAGTGATGGACAAATACTACTAAATTGACAATATCTACATTCCCAATCTTCAAAAGGAACACCATAAGAAATACCAGCTTCAAGAAGATCAGAGTTTTCAAAGTCTTCACCTGCGTCTGTTAGTATTTCATTTAGTTCTTTCCAATAAGATTCAGCATTTTTTATGTATTCATTGCTTACAATTTGCTCTCTCATTAAAGAAGTATTTTTGTTGTACCATATTAGAAACATATTTATTCTAACATCCTCGCCAAACTCTTCTTTGATTGCTAGAGCATAACTACCTAATTGTAACTTATAGTTAGTATCTGTTGTTGCGACTCGGTTTTCTTTCCGGCCAAACTTTGTTGTCCATTTGTAAGCTGCAACTGTTTTGAAATCGTAAAGATTAAACTCAGTTACTTCTCCATCTTTAAACAAAGCTTCTCCAACATCGTAAGTACCTACTAAGTTATATTCGGGAACAGATATTTTTTGTTCTGAATATAATTGTACGGCATTTGTTGGTTGAAGTTTTTCTTGTTCTTCTTGTATTATCTCATTTCTCCAATTGACTGCTTCTTCTATATCACTATGTGTAATAGTTCCAAGTCTAAGTAGTCTTAAGGATTTATCATCCATTTCTTTTTTATCATACCCGAAGAAGTTATACATTTGTTTTCTATAACAACTTCCAGCAGAGGATGCATGAAACTCTTCAGAGTCTCTTGCTCTTTGTTTATTTAGATGACTAAGATAATCTGTGTATACTTTGATTAGATCCATATTCTCTCCCTATGGTTACTTAAATTTAATAATATCAATACTTAGAGTCAATCAAAAATGTAAGAGTGTCCGGCTTTTATCTACGCATCGTAAATCTCACACACTCGGTTTTATTAGTGTTGGCTTCAACTCTTACATTTTATCCACATACCAATTACTTTAGTTTAGTTTGTAACCATCTTACAAATCCATAAGTATCTGCGTGATTTTTAGATCCAATGTTAAATGTAGTTGGTTCTTCTAGTTCCCAAAACTCTGAAGGTCTAAGATATTCTGGATCATAAAGAGTTGTTCGTTTCCAATCGTACAGAGTAATAATTGTATTAGTTTCTGTATTTTTAAACCAATACTCTCTAGATACTTTATATCCATCTCCATCAATACCATATCCAAATTTAGAGGTTACTTCATAAGGTATAAGTTCACACGATCTTGCAAAACTTGTTCCTTCCGTATCACTTTGATTAACACCATCTTGAAAAATATCAATAAGATAAAAAGGTTCATTTATTTTGTACACTTCCATATCTTTATACAATTGTTTTTCAAGTTCTTTTGTTCTACCACAACTAAGTAATACAATATATTTACTAATTGGATTAGGTTTATATCCTGATATTAGTCCTTGCTTGCTCATTGTTATCTCCTTTTTTATTGTTCACTTACTAGATACCAATACTTTTCTCCACAATCATCATCCCACGCACTAACTTCTGATAAGAAAAGATCTCCATGCAAATGACAATAATGTACGTCTTTTACATCTATTTGTTTGTAATACTCTACTCTAAGAACTCTTGTCCCATCTAAAGTAGAAGTAAACTTTATTTTCTTATATCCTTTTATCATCAATAATAATTTGATTTTATCTTCCATGTGATATATAGAATCTTTTACAAGTTCTGCATTTTCATCATCACTATTAATAGGAATAACTGGAGAAACAAGTCTTTTTGTTATTGAGCATTTTCTTTTTTCTACTGTCTTTAGAAATCCGTCTTTTTTCAATCCATTTACTCTTCCACTTACAGCATTTATATCAAAACCAGTAAGAGATGAAATTTCTCTCAACGAAATACCATTGAATATATTTTCAACTCTATCACAATGAGATTTCACAACGTATAATATCTTATCTCTTTGTGTTTTCATTGTTCCTTCTTCATTAATTTCTTTGTATGCGACTTTACTTGTTGTTGCTATCATTATTTTTCTCCTCTTTTTTCATTGCTTCTTTATGATTTATTTTGTTTAACAAATTTGATTTCATTAAAGCAGAACTAAAAAATACATCGATAAGCTTCATCATTCTTCTGTAGGCAACTCCTTTATATTCTAAATTGCCTCTGTTGTATGACGATATATACGAATTAACAACTACCATTTTCTTTGAATTATACATATTGATTTCCTCTTTTATTTTTCCTTGTTTGTGTTTATTCATCCAGTAATTAACATCTTCTTGAGTGCCTACTTCTTCAAGTAAACCTTTTTGATCATTATTTTCACATAAATAATCTATAAATCCTATTTTACTCATAATGTTCTCCTTTGTTTTTTAACCATTCATTTCCATACATTCATCATCCCAATCTATCATCTCTTGTAAAGCAGAATTTGTTACTTTAAGACTTTGAATTTCAGCATCTAGTACAATAATTGTTTGTTCTAGACTTCCAAACTTCTTCACAAAACGATTAATTGTATCTTGTTTGTACTTAGACCAATTGAACTCTTTACTTTCTATTTCTTTTAAATTATTAAACAACATCGTTAATCTCATCTACTAAACCTGCAGCTTCGTCTTGCAATGAATTAGCACGATAAAACAAATCATTTATTTTATCTACATACTTTTCATTTTGCTTGTTTAATCTTTTTAGTTCTTCTACAATGTTAGCATAAGAAATAATTTTACTTCCATTAACTTCTTGCCCTAAGTCTTTAACTAATTTATCTTTCGATTTACTTTCTGATTCATAATTAGAATGCTCATTATTCTTTTCTTTTACTACATCTTCAACTTCATTAATCATATCGGTAAGCTGTAGCATTCTTTCATTATCAAATATTGATTTTATTTTGTTTAGCTTTTCTTCTAAAACAAATATTTCTTTTTCTCTATTTAAAAGCATTTCATTACTTGATTCTTTAACCATAATTTATTCCTCTTTTGTTTGATTTTTTGTTTCGTTTAATTGATCTTCTATTTCTTTCAAGCATTCACTATATCCAATATAATAACCTACTATCTGATCTAAGTTTTTTAAATCATCATAGTCTTTTCTTAATGGTTCACCAAAAGAAGTTATATATTCTTTACAATGCTTTACTCTTTCATTTACTCTCTCTAGTGTCATCAATGCTCTGAACTTACTTATCTTCATATGCTTTCCTTTCTAAGGGTATTAAAGTTCTATTACATATACTCATTTCTTTCCATATTTTATCTTGTTCCTTACTATCATAAGCATATTCATATCTAAGTAGATTTAGCCTATCTCTTTCCTCCGTAACCAGTTTAAAAAGTAATTCTCTTTGCTCTTTATCCATTTTTATTACTCCCTTTAGATTATTTAAATTAAAGTTTGCCCGACTTTTTGTTATTAGGTATCGGGCTGGTATCACTTAACGGAGATCTGTTTAGTTAAATCGCTTAGTAAATCTTACCTAAGTTTAGACGAGGGCTGACTTAGTATAAAGCCTTGCAAAAAAGTCCATTCTATGAACGGTCTTTTTATTTATCCATATTAATAACATCTGTAGGTCTACGCTTATAAGATGTGTACTAAATGGTGTCCGCTTTGGGCGGATTATAACTAGTATATCTTTATACATACCAGCCCTTTGGTTCATCGACTTGCCGAGTCTAGTCTAAGTTCTTGCACTGCTGACTTACGAGGCTTAGAACTGCGGAGTTCTTATACATAAACAAAATAGAATCGGAATATGCTCGTTCACATCAACAGCGCAAAAAAAATTTTGATCAGTTTATACCGAGTAGCCCGTTATCCCTCTACGGAGATAATCTAGTTTTAACTCTCTTAGACACGTTGATCAAGGTCTATGCGTAATTACTAATGTTTATACCCAAGTTATCTTAAAATTACTATATATATACATAAACTATCTATGCGTCTGTATGCATACAATATAGGCTAATAAACACACATATACACCCAATAGCATACTAACAGTTGCGTACTTATATACATGTATAAATAATAATAATAATAAAATATAAATAAAAAGAGGTTATGGGAGCAAACTTAATCACTCCCATTCTCATTACTTTAAAGTCCTAAGACTCCATCCTATCTGACCCCATTTCTTAGCTGCATATCTATCATTATTCATCTGTGCTTGAGTCTCATACAACTTAGCAGTAGCAGCTATATTCTTAGCAATTCTACGCTTAGTAGCTAGAGGTTGTTCTTGCAATTCCATAATAGCATTAGCCATAAATACATCAGCATCCATGTGCATAACATCAGACAACTTGTCTTCAACTATGTCTACGTTATCTTCCTGTTTGTTTAATAGTGACATATGTCACCTCCTTTATATTAGTTTAATAATTATTATTATAATATATAAAATGAAAAATAACTAAAATTCTATTTTGGGAATCCCCCCGATAGGGGGTACATAGTATAAATAAGACTCTCTATCAAAATCCTACAATTTTTTTAGTAAATAACTGGGGTTTGTACTTGTATTGGTATTGACCTATCATTTAACTTAGTGGGTGGTTGGGCAAGGGAAAATAAAGGTATATATGAATAAAGAGATAATAGAGTTATTAAAAGAAAGACTTGAGAAAGGGAAACGAGAATACAATGAAGAACTTAATCCTTTTGATGGTAGAGTTTGGGAAATAGAAGCTTTAGAAGAAATATTAGATGGTATGATATATACCGCTACGTCTATATTAAAAATAATACATAAAAAGAAAGTAAATGGCAAACCTGATAGAAAGTATAGCAAATCTGCCTCTTAAAAAACAACAAGATATATTAAGTAGTTTAACTAATAAATTAGTTGCTATTGAAGTAGATGATAAAATTTATTTAATACCTGAAGAAATAAGCGATTTAATTGATGGTCTATCAGAGCAAGTGCTAGTATTAACAGACAAATTAATATGGAAAACAGAAGAATAAAAAACATAAAACACTTTGTATATGATGATTTAGAAGAGTTTAAAAAAGATCATCCTAATACAGTTGTGCATCCCGATTGGAGAAAAGCAGACGAAAATAGTTGGGTATATAGTGACGATGATAGAATTGTACAATTATTAAAAGTTAAAAAAATGGTAAGTCATCATTCAGATACAAAAAATTATAAATATGCAGACGGTTGGGTACGGACTGTCGTAGGTAGTTTTATTAATAAAAAATCTACAAAAATGGATACAGACTTTTCTAGTCACCCTAATAGATACACATTTTCTAAGACTATAAAAAACACTTCCGAAAGAGTACATAAAAGAACTAAAATCACCAATAAAGAAAAAGACTTTGCTACAAATGTTGTTGTAGGTATGGGTGCTTTAGATGCATATAAAAATGCTTTTAAAGAAGAGTCTAATCAAAAAGCTAGAAAGAAAGCGACTATATTATTAAAACAGGAAAGAGTAATGGAAGAAATACAAAAATCAGTGCTTGACGTTGCAAAAGGTTTAGGGATAGACCACGAATATATATTAGGTAAATTAAAACATCTTGCTGATTATAGTGAAGATGATAATATAATTTTACAATCTGCAAAAGAATTAGGTAAAATAGTAGGAACATCAAACAATAATATAAAACAAAAAGAGGTAGGTCTAATGGGTGTATTTCAAGGTTTCTCACAAGAACAATTAGAAGGTGCATCTAGAGATCAAAAACAAATCGAAGGAGAATCCAAATGATATGCCCTTATTGCAAATCTGCTCATACTAAAAAAAATGGTACAATTAAATTAGGCAGTAAAAGTCACATGAAAGGAGATAAACCTAAACAACAATATGTTTGCAATAGTTGTAAGAAAAATTTTTCAATAACATACGAAGTATTAGAAAACACTCCATATGCTAATAATAGAGATGTAGAACCCGGGGATGTATTAAGTGTTAAAAGTAAAAAGACATTACGAGTTCATGGATTAACTGATGTCCATGTAGGAGCAGTAGAGTTTGATAGTGAGAAGTTTCATCGAGCTGTACAAATGATTGCAGAAGATAAAGATGCAAGATGGTTTGGTAATGGAGATTTACTAGAATTAATTCCACCTAATTATAAAATTAGTCAAGACGGACAAGATATTCCACCTGATGAACAATACTTAGAGTTTATAAGATTAATAGAGCCAATTAAAGACAAGTGTTTATTTATTCGAGGAGGAAACCACGATTATATTAGATCATTTAATATACTAAACTTTGATGTATGTAAAGTCCTTGCTGAAGCAATGGAAGTTCCTTACTTTAGAATGCCCGGATATACTAAAATAACTATTAAAGATAGAGAATATAAATTAGTTAGTGGTCATGGTAAAGGTGGGGGAAAAAATGGGGATATGGAATTAGATAAAATGGCTTCAGTATATAGTGAAGGAGATGTATTTTTCTTAGGACACAATCATCAATTATATGTAAAACCTATGCATAGTTTTGTTGTTAGTAAAGATGATCAAGAAGAAGAAAGAAAAAAATGGTACATAAGAGGTGGATCATTTCTTAAATATGCTGATTACGCTAGATATTCTTTTTATCCTTTGGCAAGAACTGGATGGGTTACTATGGAGTTCTCAGAGAAAGGAGTCGAGTGTTGGGAGAATTAAAACCTATAGACGATGTACCTAACGAATTAGAATTAGATGAAGCTATTATCTATTTAAAAGAATTAGATAAGATGATTTCTCAAGATTTTATATTGTACAATATGACTTCTACTACATACTATAATATTAAACGAATGCAAAAAATTATAAGAATGTTAGACATCCCTGAAAAAATAAAGGAGCAGGCATGAAGAAAAAAAATACAATTACTAAACATGATTTAAGAAGATCTATAAAAAGTATATATCAACAATTAAGTTTTGTCACAGAAAGACTTAGGGTTACTGAAACATTATTTAATGATTTTATAGAAATGGAAAAACTAGAAGATAAATTCAAAGACCACTTAGATGGCAAATATCAACAGTCAGAACATAAACAAAGCTGAAGAAGCCTTACAATTAGCGTATAAAGACCTTATCTCTTTTGGTAAATTATTTTTACCAGATGATTTTATGAGGTCTGAAACTCCATTTTTTCATTATGAAATATCTGATGCAATAGATGATAAAGAAGTAAAACAAACTGCAATTATAGTTCCAAGAGGTCATGGTAAAACAGTTCTTACAAAAGCATCTATTATAAAAGACTTTGTATTTGCAAGTAAAGAAAACTTTTTATTTTATGCTTGGGTATCCGCTACACAAAAATTAAGTGTAGGTAACATGGATTATATTAAATACCACTTAGAAAATAATGATTCTATACGATATTATTTCGGGCCAATGAAAGGAAAAAAATGGACGGAAGAAGATATAGAATTAGTAAACGGATGTAAGCTTATAAGTAAATCTAATGTAGCAGGTATTCGTGGTGGAGCAAAGTTACATAAAAGATACGACCTTATTGTTCTTGATGATTTTGAACATGAAAACAATACAATAACAAAAGAAGCTAGAGATAAAAATGCAAACTTAGTTACTGCAGTTGTTTATCCTGCTATTGAACCACATACAGGAAGACTGAGAGTTAATGGTACTCCAGTCCATTATGATTCTTTTATAAATCATTTAATAAATAAACACGCTAAAGCAAAAAAAGAAAATAAATCTTTTGCTTGGAAAGTAATTACATATAAGGCTTTATTAGACGAAACTACTCCATTATGGGAAGGGTGGTTTCCATTATCAAAGATAGAAGAAAAGAAAAAATTCTATGCAGATTCTGGACAACCTCAAAAATTCTATCAAGAGTACATGATGGAAGTTCAATCAAAAGAAGATGCTATATGGAGAAGAGAGCATATACGATATTGGGAAGGATACTTTAAACATGAAGATGGTGTTAATTTTTTAATAAAAGACAATGAAGAAATTCCAGTTAATACATTTATAGGTTGCGATCCTGCTACAGATATTGATACAAAACATTCTGATTATAGTGTAATAACTGTTATTGCAATTGATGGAAATAATAATTTATATGTACTAGAATATGAAAGGCATAGAAGTATTCCTACTATTGGATCTAAAAATCCAGACACAGGAGAAATATTAGGAAAGAAAGGTGTAGTAGATTTAATATTAGAATTACATGAAAAGTATAATTGTAGTTCTTCAACTGTAGAAGATGTTGCTATGAATAGAAGTATATTCCAAGCATTAAACGATGAAAGAAGAAGATTAAATAAATTTAATATATCTGTTATTCCTGAAAAACCGGGAGGAACTCAAAAACGAAATAGAATTTATTCTGGTCTTTCTGCACGTTTTAGTACAGGAACTGTATATTTAAAGAAAAATATGTTTGATTTAATCAACGAAATCCTTACTTTCGGCCCTAAGATGGCTCATGATGACACAATTGAGAGCCTTTATTACGCACAAATTCATGCTTTTCCACCAAACATGAAAAAAGATAAAAAAAAGAAAGGTTGGTTTAAACCAAAAAGAAAAGCAAAAAGTTGGTTAATATCATAGGGATTATTCATGTATAGATTTGGAAAAAAAAGCAAAGAAAGATTAAAGGGTGTAGATTCTAATTTAGTAAAAGTTCTTAATGAATTAATTAAAATAATGGATGTAACCATTATAGAAGGTGTGCGGAGTAAGGAGCGGCAAGAGCAATTATTAGCACAAGGGAAAACTAAAACAAAGTATTCCAAACACATAACAGGAAAAGCTGTTGATCTCGCTCCTTACCCGATAAATTGGGAAGACAGAGAAATGTTTCACTATATGGGTGGAATGTTAAGAGGTATTGGTCAATCTATGGGATTAAAAATTCGTTGGGGTGGCGATTGGGATTCCGATGGAGATATAAATGATAACAAATTTGATGACTTAGTTCATGTAGAGATAAGGGATTAACAATGGCAAGAGTAACTAAAAAAAATAAAGCACAAGTAAATAAACAAATATGGGATAAAGCAAATAACTCTCATAGACAAAGATGGCAAACCACTAGTCAAAAAGGATATGATTTTTATCTTAATGAACAATTGACTAAAGAAGAAATGACAATGCTAGAAGAATCTGGTATGCCTACATTTACTATTAATAGAATAACTCCTATTATAGAAATAATGAAATACTTTGTTACTGCAAATAGTCCTAAGTGGAAAGCTGTAGGGGCAACTGGTGATGACGTAGACGTTGCTCAAGTCCATTCTGATATAGCAGATTATTGTTGGTACTTATCTAATGGTAAATCTCTCTATAGTCAAATAGCTTTAGATTCATTAACTAAAGGTGTAGGTTACTTTTTAATAGATATTGACAAAGATGCAGATAGAGGAATGGGGGAAGTAAGATTTAATAGAATAAATCCTTATGATGTATATGTAGACCCTTCTAGTCAAGATTTTTTATATAGAGATGCAAACTTTATTCAAATAAGAAAAAATATATCTAGATCCAGACTTATTAACTTATTTCCAGAATATGAAACAAAAATAAAAAAAGTAACTAGAGGTACAGACGTAGTATCTTATTCTCAAAGAGATGCAAGTTTTACAGACACAATTCAAAGAGAAGATATTACATTTGGTATAAATGCAGAATCAGAAGACGATGATATAGTCGCATATTATGAAACATATTCAAAGAAAAAATTTAAATATTACAATGTTTATATAAGAGTTCAACCTTCTCCCGCTCAATTAGAATTACTTCAAGAGGGAATACAAGAAGCTTTACAATCTTTTCAACAAGAAATAGAAGTTCAATTAATTGAAAAACAAATGCAAATTGAACAACAAATAAAAGAGGGTGAAGTTATTCCTGGAAGAGCAAAATTAATGATAGAAAATTCTCAAAAAATGGCTGCTCAAGCTATAAAAGAAAAAGAAATGGAATTAATGTCGGAAGCTCAGGAACAAGCTACTATTATAAAACAACAAGTAATGAGCAATGCTGATTATAATGTTTTAAAAAATAGTGAAGAAGCAAATAAAAATATTATAGATTCTATAGAATTTTATGAAAATAGAATTGTTAAAATTTGTAGTGCAGGTGATGATACTTTTTTATTTGAGCAAATAATACCTATTAGTGAATATCCAATAGTTCCTATTCCTTATATGTATACAGGAAGTCCTTTTCCATTAAGTGCAGTTACTCCATTAATAGGCAAACAACAAGAAATAAATAAAGCACACCAAATAATGCTACATAATGCAAATTTGTCTTCTAATCTTAGATGGATGTATGAAGAGGGTTCTGTACCTGAAGATGAATGGGAAAAATACTCTTCTTCTCCCGGAGCATTGTTAAAATACAGACCGGGTTTTAAACCCCCTACTCCAATTCAACCAGCTCCTATTAATAATGCATTTTTTACAGTTGTGCAACAAGGTAAATCAGATGCAGAATATATAAGTGGAGTTCCTTCTTCAATGATGGGATTTTCTCAAGACCAAGCTGAAACATATAGAGGGTTACTTGCTAATGATGAGTTTGGAACAAGAAGATTAAAAGCTTGGATGAATAGTATCGTAGAACCTTCATTAGAGCATGTAGGTAAGGTCTTTCAAATGATGGCACAAAAACATTATAATATTGAAAAAGTATTTAGAATAGTTCAACCAAATGCTGGAAACTCTCAAGAAGAAAAAGAAGTACGAATTAATGTTAGTCTTTATAATGATTATGGAAAAGCAATAGGAAAATATAAAGATTATGCATCTGCTAGATTTGATGTTAGAATAATAGCCGGTGCAACCTTGCCATTAAACAGATGGGCATTATTAGAAGAATATTTTAAATGGTATCAGGCTGGTCTTATAGATGATGTAGCAATGTTATCTGAAACAGACATTAGAAATAAAGAAAAAATTATGGAAAGGAAATCTATGGTATCTCAAATGCAAGGTCAATTACAATCCATGCAAGAGATGGTCAAAGATAAAGATGGATCAATAGAAACATTGCAACGTCAATTAATCCAAGCTGGAATTAAAATGAAAGTTGGAGATGCTTCTAATGAAATACGAAAAGATGTTCTAGAAACTGAAGCTCAACAAAAACTTTTAAGAGGAATGTTAAAAGTAGAGTTTGACAAAATGAAAGAACAATTACAAGTAGATATGAAATCAAACAAAAAAGATGTAAGTAAAAACGAGAAATCTTAAGACTTGTATCTTATGATTTTTATTTGCTAAATTAATACAACCTTAAAATAGGAGATAGTATGTCAGAACAAGTAGGTAACGCTGATAAAGCCCCCGAAAGTAAAAGCGTACAAGATGCCGTCATGGGAATGACATCTGATAATTTTTTTGAAGAATTAGATAATCAGGTAAATGGTGGTATATTAGATAGACCTTCGCAAACAACCTCGGAACAAAGCCGTAACACGCAGTCGAGCCCTAATGTAGAAGTTCAGAGTGAAGTACCTAGTAATGAATTAGATACTTTACAAAAAAGGTATAGTGATTCAAGTAGAGAAGCTAAAAGGTTAAATGGCAAACTTGCCGAAATAGAACCTTATATGCCGATTCTTGATGCTATGCGAGAAGACCCTAATTTAATTTCTCATGTGAGGAGTTATTTTGAGGGTGGAGGCCAGACCCCACAATCAATGAATGAAAAATTGAATTTAGATGAAAATTTTGTTTTTGATCCAGATGAGGCTTTTTCTCAACCTGATTCTGATTCTGCAAAAGTATTGGGAGCGACAATCGATGGTGTAGTACAGCGTCGTCTTTCTAATGTATTGCAAACTCAAAAGACAGAAAATGCAAAAATGGCTAAAGAAACTCAATTCAAACAAAAGATGAATATGTCTGATGATGAATGGGGTAACTTTACTGAATTTGCTAAATCAAAGTCTTTAGAGCTTGAAGATATATATTACTTGATGAATAGAAAGAATAGGGATGAGCAAATAGCTGATTCTACAAGACAAGAAATTCATAACAAAATGCGAGAAGTTCAACAACAACCGGGTACACTTGCAACGCAAGGTAGCACTCCAGTTGAACGATCAAATGAAGATTCAGTCTTTGATACAATTTTGGGTTCTGGTAGTGAAATAGAAAAGGCTTTCAGTATATAGAAAATATATTGTTAGCCATTAACTCAAAATAAAGAGGTATAATATGTCTGATATATTCGGCATGGAAACATACGGTGCTTCTCCTGATAGAGCTAATGGCGATTTCGGGACAGTACCATCAACTGGTGACCTTAGAAGAAAATACAATTTTGGGGATAGGATTTCTGAACTATCAATAGCGCAAGATCCTTTTTTCCGATTTGTTTCTCAAGTCGCCAAAAAACCAACAGATGATCCTGAGTTCAAATTTACTGAACAAAGACATTCTTATCATAAGAGATATGCATATGTAACTGCTCATGGAGCTTCATCTGCTGTATCTACTACAGCCGATGCAACAATAGCTGCAGGTGCTGTAGATCAAGGAGACGTTTATTACTTTAAATTTGGTACTGATTTTAAATCATCAGGAAATCTTTCCAGTATAAGCGGTCAATCAAACAACAAAATAGACGTAGGGGATGCTAATACAGCTCCATCTTTCTTTCTTCCAGATCAAATAGTTAAAATTAACTATAGAGGTGAAGATGAAGGTACTAACTTTAAAATTCCAACTGGATATATTCTTGTGAAAATTAAAGAAGTTACTGCTGTATCTACTACTCATCAAATATTAAAAACTGAAGTTGTAAAAGGCGTAGCAACTGCTAAAGACCTTATGTGGGCTTCTGCTAGTGCTGCTGTAAGTGCAACTTATAATCTTACTATATCTGATGATTTAGAACCAAAGCGTTGTTATGTTGTTGGAAATGCACATAAACAGGGTTCAGGTTATCCTGAAAGCTGGAAAGATCAACCTTACTCAAGTGCTTTTGGGTTAACTCAAATCTGGAAAACTGCAATGGCAATGGATAATACTACAAGGGCAACTGTTCTTAAGTATGAACCAAATGAGTTTGCAAGAATCTGGAGAACAAAGTTAATTGAGCATAAATTCGATATTGAGCAATCATTATTGTTTGGATCTCAAAATACGGTTGATGGAGTTCAGTACACCGAAGGAGCTGTAAACTTTATTACTAATTATGGTAATATATTCGCAGGTTCTGGTATTGGTGGAACTGGTGCTAAGTCTCAAGATGATTTTCTTGATGATATGTCTCAATTCTTAGATCCAAGATACAATAATGCAAATGCAACATTGTTCATGTGTTCTACTGATACATATAATTGGATGCATAAACTAAGTGGATACTTTTCAGCTAATATTTCTAAAGTTGCAGATTATTCAAGTGGAAGTTCTACAGCTCTTGGCCGTGCAGACTTTAGTATCGCAGGAAAAAAGAGTGTTTATGGACTAGACGTAACTCAGGTTATGACTCCTTATGGTGCAATGAATCTAACAAGAAACATTCATCTAGATGGAACTGATGTTAAAATACTTGCAATTAACATGACACAATGTGCATACCGACCATTGGTAGGTAACGGATTGAATCGTGATACTGCAGTATACGTTGGAGTTCAGACTCTTGAAAATAGTGGTGTTGATCGCAGGGTTGACTTAATTCAAACAGAAGCTGGGATGGAATGGAAAATGCCTGAAGCCCACGCTGTCTGGTTAAAATCAGTATCTTAAGGAGGTTCAATTATGAGTATACCTTTATATGGTCAAAACAAAGATGGATCTAATTTAGATCAACTTGCTAATGCTTTATCAGGTTCAAAAGCTTGGGACGCTAGTTCCATAGCTGATGGCGATGAAGAGGCATTAGAAGTAACAGTAGCTGGAGCAGCCCTTGGAGATTTTGTATTATCTAGTTTAAGTATAGATGTTGCAGATCTTGTTTTATCAGGAGCAGTTACAGCAGCTGACACAGTAACATTAATATTAGCTAATAATACTGGTGGTGCTGTTAATTTGGCTGCAGCTACAGCTCATTGCTTAGTTATAAAAAAATCATAGCAATTAGCAAATAAACAATATATAGGGGAGTTTCGGCTCCCCTGTATATAAGGTAAAAATATGGCAGACGTAACAGGTTGTACAAACATTGAACTAGAAATAGAAGGCATTACTGGGGTAACTGATGCAGATGATAATTTTATAATTTCTGCGCAGAAGTTTGTAGTAGCAAATGTTCCAAAAAATCTAATGAAATGGGCATCTAGTCAATCTGCAGTTATGACAAGTAATGCAGATAATGATGCAGTTTTAAATGTAGATACTATTTTAAGTGTTAAAAGAAATGGTTATCCTTGTAAAGAAATATCTTCAGATGATTTAGTTTGGGCAAATGATGATGGTAGTTTAAAAAAAGCAACAATAACACATCCTATTTATGTTGTTTCTGGAGGTAAAATTCAAATACAACCTGAACCAGAAGCTCTTCAAGAAGGTTATTATTATTATGTAGATCATACAAAAGTTGATGATGATTCAGATTTAAGAAATGTAGTAATTAATTACGCTTGTTTTAAAGAATTTGCAAAGTTAATGATGGCAGATGCATTACAAGGAAACTTTGGTGATAGTTCTTCAACTTTTGGTACAGAACATTGGATAGGAACAGATGAAGATAGTGAAATGTTAATGGCTAGAATACAAACAATACAGGCTCAATTAGGAGAAAAAACTCATTTTGGGCAAATGTCTCAACAACATTATAATTTAGCATTAGCTGAAGTAAAGTCCTACATAGAGAATAATCCAAAAACATTAGAAACTGCAATAGCAATGCAAGGAATGAAAAAATGACAGTTTTAGAATTAATGGAAAGAGTAGGGATTAAAGAAGAAACGCTTACAATTGCTTGGGTAAAAGATGCAATACATTTAATACAAAGTAATACAAAAGAAAAAATTGATATACATAAACAAGATATTATAGATGCACACGATTCCAATGATAATGTTTACATATTACCTAGAGATTTAATAGCAATAGAAAATGTAAGTGTACTAGACACAAGTGCAAGTAAATATAAAAAAATTAAAAGATTAACTAATCAACCACATTATGTTGTAGAGGATACCTCACCATGAGTAGTTATGTAGATAAAGATTATTTTTATTACCTAAGAGGAAGAGAACTTCTTTTATATAAACTATTAGGAAGTAGGAATGAAAATAGGATTACTCAATCGGGTGTATTGCAACAATATCAAAATGAACTTGTATATCCAGACGAAGATATTGCAAATGGATTGCGAGTAGAATATACTAAAGTAAGCGAACCTTTTGTATCGGAAGCATTAGAAACAACATTAGCATATGCTAGTAGCACATCTTTCAAAATGCAAGATACATCTACTGCTATATATACCGGTTCAAGTAATATTAGCTTTGCTTCAAGTGGAAAACGAATAAATTTTAATAGTTCTGATATTGATACTACTGCTAATTTTTACGATGGCCAATCAATTGTAATTAGCGGGACAAGTTCAAATAATGGTACTTTTACAATATCTAGTGGAGGAGTAAATACAGATCAACTTGTAGTTACTGAATCTATTTCTACTGAATCTAATTCTTCTGCAATAATTAAAAGTTCTACTGGATCTATTTTTAATGGAGCATCTGGAACAAATACATTTACAGATTTTACAGCTGCAGATAAAATAAGATTAAAAGGATCTTCAAGTAATGATGGCGATTATATAATATCTTCTATTTCTACAAATGGAGATGCATTAATTGTTTCTTCTATTCCAACTGCCGAAACTTCTGGGCAAAGAATTATTATACAACAAATACCTAAAGAAGTTACATCTCCTGATTCTACTTCTCATATTAATTTAAATAAAATGTTAAGTCTAGCAGTAGTAGATTATTGCAAAGCAATGTTATCAGATAGAAGAGGCGAAATTGATAAAAAAGAATATTATATGAAACAATTTTATAGTAAATTAGCAGATAATGAAAGCAATAAAAGAATTATATCTGTTGCTTCTCCTATAAATGCTTACGCAGTAAAATAATTTTAATAATGCTCATTCGAGCGGTGGTGGTGGACAATAAGTAGGTACAAGTTATGGCAGATAACTTAAGAAAATTTACAACCCAAGAAGTATTAAATAAAGTTTATTCAGACTCTTCGGGTAATTCAATTGGCATAAACGCAGCCACATCAAAAGAAACTCTCAACGCAGCTTTAGATACATCAAATAGTAGACTTAATGTTTCACTAGCAGGTGGTACTATATCGGGTGACGTAACTATTACAGGAGACTTAACTGTTAATGGATCAGCAACTAATTCTTACGATGAAATAGTTAATGGTCAATTAGTAACATTTAGAGATGATGCAAGTACAGTTGGGACAAATGACAATATAGTAATTGAAAATGATGGAGCTGGTGATGCTAGTTTAAAATTCAGTTTAACTGGTGCAACAGATTGGTTTGCTTATATAGATAATTCAGACTCAGATAAATTTAAAATTAGAAGAAGTACAACAGACCATTTTACTATTGATGAGTCAGGCAACGCCACATTTGGTGGTACTCTTGCTTCAGTAACAGCTATAACAGACGGAATTGGTTTAAATATAGAATCTAATTCTCTGACTACTGGTAATGTTGGTCGGTTTTATTCTGATTCAAGCAATACAAGTGCAAGAAATCTTGTAGAGATTACAAATGACCATACTGGAGCTTCAGGCACTACTGCTTTACGGGTTCGACAAGATGCAGCTCATACTGCTATAGATATAGACGCAGCAAATACAGGAGATTGGGCAGTAGATATACAAGGAACTGCTCATACTACTGCTGGATTGTTGTATAATTATTCTAATTCAAGCGATACTGGAACAAGAAATTTAGTAGAAATACACAATGACCATGCAAGTGCAACTGGTACAACTGCTTTAAAAATTATTCAAGATAGTTCAAATTCAGCTTTAACCATAACTAGTGGCAATTATTCACAATTACAGATGATTTCAAGTGGTGCTGAAAATGGAATAAAATTTGTTGATTCAGGTGGGACAGTTGATGGATATATTTACGCTACTGATTCATCTGTAGGTTTTTTAAATGGTAGTGGTTCATATACTTTTAAAGTTGATGCTAACTCCAGAATCTCGCTAGGTAATAATGATTCTAGTGGAAATATTTACAATACAATTTTTGGTTACTTAGCGGGAAATTCAGTTGTTAGTGGGGCAACTTCAAATACTCTAATAGGCTATGCAAGTGGAGATGCTATTACTACAGGAACTCAGAATACTGCCGTAGGAGAAAGTGCTTTAAGTGGAACAGATAATGGAGCAAGTAATACTGCGATAGGAAATTCTGCAATGGGAGTTGGCAATGCTGATACAGCTAATACTGCTGTAGGTTCACAATCAATGATTGATGTTACAGGGAGTTATAATACTGCTGTGGGTATGCAATCATTGTTTGATATTACTAGCGGTGGAAGTAATGTAGCTATAGGTGCTTTAAGTTTAAAGTTTGCTAATGCTGGTGAAGATAATAACATTTCTATAGGCGTGGAATCCATGAGAGATGTAATAGAAAATGGAAATGATGCAAGTAAAAACATAGCCATTGGCTCTCTTGCATTAACTGGTGGTACTCTAGGAGCAGATTTTACAGGTAACATAGCTATTGGTGATAGAGCTATGGATGCTACTAATACAAATGGTTCTGTAGGACAAATTGCAATAGGGCAAAATGCACTTTCATCCTTGACTTCAAGTGAAAAAAATGTAGCAATAGGTTATGAATCTCAACTTTATCAAACAGATGGTACTAATAATGTTTCATTAGGTTATAAAGCTTTAAGAGGTGCAGATAATGGCGAGTCTGGTAATGTAGTCATTGGTTCGGAAGCTGGTATAAGTATTAACCATGCTAGTTCTGATGGTAATGTTATAATTGGAGCAACTGCTGGAACTGGTGGAGCAGCTGCAATGACTGGAGTAGTTGTTATTGGTCAACATGCAATGAGCTCAACTGCTGGCAATGCTCAAACTGGAACTATTGCAATTGGTAATACTGCGTTATGGAAAAATACAACTGGTCAAAGAAACAATGCTTTAGGTTTTCAATCTTTAGCACAGAATACAACTGGTGATGATAATATAGCAATAGGCTATCAGTCATTAACTGCTAGTGCTGAAAGTCAAGCCCATAGAAATATAGCAATAGGTAATTACGCTCTATCAACTTTAAATGCTAGAGGTCAAGAGAATATAGCAATAGGATTTGAGGCTTTACAGACTGCCAATGACGCAGATATAGATGCGAATATAGCTATAGGAAATTATGTATTGGATGATGTTGGGGGTGCTGGAGTTTGGGCGTGTGTAGGTCTTGGACATAATGCACTTACAGCGGTAAATAATGGTGGTGCTGTAGGAAGTACGGCAATAGGCTATTACTCGCTTTCATCTTTGACGTCAGGCTCTGGTAATACATCAGTAGGTTTTCAAGCATTAAAAACTATTAGTAGTGGTACATTCAGCACAGCAGTAGGCTATGAAGCATTAGAACTTGCTACAGGGAACAGTAATACTGGTATTGGATACTATGCTGGAACTGCATTAACATCTGGATTTCAAAATACGATGGTAGGTACTTACGCTGGATATAGTTCATTATTGCCAGATAACACAGTCTGCGTAGGATATAATGCTGCTGGTTCTGGGGCAATGACTGCCGCTGCTGATGGAACTGTAGCTATTGGTTCTTCTGCACTTTCAGTTTTGACTTCAGGTGCTGGTAATACGGCAGTCGGATACCAAGCTGGTGATGCTTTAACTGTAGGAGGAGAAAATGTAATTTTAGGTTCAAGTGCTTTAGGAGCTGAAATTGAAGGTACGAGCAATACAGCAATAGGTTATGATGCTCTTAAAATCGCAAACGCTGGTGGTTCAAATGGTGCTGGAACAACAACTGGCAATACCGCTTTAGGAACTCAGGCTGGAAATGCTTTAACAACAGGAAAATTTAATACTTTTCTTGGGGCTGGTACGGATGCTTCTGCAAATAGTGGGGAGAACCAAACAACAATAGGATTTGGTGCAATTGGTGTAGCAGATAACTCAGTAACTCTAGGTAATGCAGATGTAACTGCAAATTATTTAAGAGAAAATATTACACTTAAAGCAAGAAATGACCAACCAGCAATCATTGAATTGCAAGCTGATAATGCAGATAATAATGCAGACAATTGGCAAATTACATCATCGACAGATGGATTCTTTAAAATAAAGTCTAAGGATTCAGGTTCATTTGCAGACTACTTAACTATTGGTGGAAGTAATGCACTAGCTTCATTTACAGGAAAAGTAAATACTGCTGGAGTAGTAACTGAGCGTATTGAAAATTCTACAAATAAATTTTATGAGTTAAATGGTTCAAAGGCTGTAAGTGATGGAGTAACTACAGATTTACTATATGTAGACCACTCTAATAATTATTCTATTACTTTGTGGTGTTTTTCAGCTAACGCTAGTCAAGGTCAATATTGGGGACATATGCAGACGGTCTATGGAGCTTCAACTGCAACTGAAACTCTTCAAAAAATTAACGGAAGCTTAACAAATATTACTGTTACTTATCAGAATAGTAATCGTGCATTAAGAGTCAAAGTTGATGGTGTAGATGCGACAGTCTACTATCATATTTCAGGAATGGGAAATTCACAACCATACGAATTATAATAAATAAGGATTAAAAAATGGCTTTATCAAAAAAAGAAACAATCGAGTATGAAATTCGTGGAGAGTTCAAAACAATACTAAAACGAATTAGATTGTTTATATTAGAAGACAATGTAGAAGTATCTACTTCTCATCGTGTAGAATCGTTTATGTGCGATGCTGATGTAAGTGCAGAGTCCGATGAATTAAAGGCACTAGCTGGTGCTTTATGGACAGATGAGATAAAAAAATCATACGAAGCAAGTAAACTTTAATTAACAAGGAGTCAATAATGGCAAAAAAAGAAAAGAAGCCAGTCTTGAACCTAGATGATAAAGAGTATATCATTGAGGATATGACTGATGAGCAAAAGATGATGGTAAATCATATTAACGACATTCAGAACAAACAGAACAGCAATCAGTTTATGGCTGACCAATTATCTGTAGGCAAAGAAGCGTTCATTAATATGCTTAGAGAATCATTAGCTAAACCTGAAGAGGTAGAAGTAGCTTAATGTTGATTCGAAGGTGTGCTCAGGGTCATGATATTAAGGTATACAGGAATACTACTCCCGGTGCTACTCGTACAAAGAGTTACCCAGATGGTACAACTGAGACCCTGACATACCCTTCATCATATAAATACTTCTTAACTATAGATGGCGAAGTAGAAAGAAGAAGTAATAGTTGGGAAACAATAGAAGAATTATATGTTAGTAAGTGTGAAGATAAACATACCACTAGTAATGGTAGAGTAATTATTGGTAAGCATAAACTAGTAAACCATGTAATAACAAAATTATGAATAATACAATAATAAAATTAAAAAATGGAGACTTTGAAGTTGTTAGCACGAGTTATAATATTAATGTTTACTACACTTATGTTAAGTAGTTGTTCTAATGGATGGTCAATTGGAAACTTTGAATTAAGTCCAGAAGACTCTATGTATACATTTGTTGAAGTAGTAGATCAAGATTCTACATCTCATTTTTTTTCAGATCATGTTAGATTTGATAAAGATATGTGGTGCTTTACTCATAATCAATGGGAAATAGTAAGGAAGAAATGAGTGAAGAAGTCAAAACTGCTAGAAGTTATAGAGGTGGTATTGTGGATGACAATGCTGTTGTCAGTATTAACCTTAAGTGGTTTGGACAAATTCTTATCCTTGTTGGTACTCTCGTCTATGGTTACTATAGGATTGAGACTAGACTGGGAACACTTGAAACTAATTTTGCTGATGCAGATAAACGCATTGGGAATTTACTTAGTAAACATATCTTGGAAGAAAGGATTGAGCGAGAAGAGTTGGCAGAAAAAGTAAAGTTTTATGAAAAAGAAATAAACCTCAATCCAATGAGTTGGGGTAAAAAAAAGCGGAGTAAATAATGGATTTTATGGCAGTGTATGGGGAAGCAGGAATGATAGGCGTAGTAGGTATTATGTTTATGTACCTTGTTATATCTTTGTCAAAACAATCAACAGCTCAGCAAGAATCATTAAAAAATTTAGAAATAGAAAATAAAGGTCAATCTGAAAGTATTAACAACATGGAAGGAATGATAATCAAATTAATTAGTAGGTGGAATGAATCAGACGCTGTTAGAGATAGAAGATATGAGCAGATGATGGAAGCTGTATCTGATTTAGAAAAACAACTCTCGAGGATGGATGGCATAATGTCAAGAATGAATGGGAATGGTGGTAGATAATGAAATTAGCAGACATATATAATCATCATCAAAGTAAACAGGAAGAGAAAAAAATTGTTGTAGAGATGCCTGTAGTAAACTCTTTAATTAAACATTTAGATTTGCTATATTCTATTGTTATTAATAATCAAATGAAACAACAATACAAAGATGAAAATAAAGAAATATCTTGGTTTAATAACGGCCAAGGTTCAAAAGATCAATCGGATAGTGTAAACTAATGGATAGTTTAAAAGTTTCTCTTGGAAGTGTTGGAAGTGGGGCATTGTTATTTATGGACTTACTTCCATATGTATTGGGTATTATAATTGGAATAATGAATATTATATATTTATATTATAAAATTAAAAAAAACAAAGGAGTCGTAATGGACATTAAATCAATGTTAGTAAAATTAGCAGAAGAACAAGCTGATAAAATGCAAGACCAAGCAGTTGGGCATATTGCTTCAGATGATTTTTCAGATAAACTTGCAGAACTTTTAAATGATAAAATAAACATACCTTTTGTTAGTGAAGAAAAAGAAGGTAAGATGTTTAAGGAACTAGTAGAAGTAATTCAATCGTTAGTAGTTGGAATGATTAAAGGCAAATAAAATGGCTAATAAAAAAGAAATTAAAGTAGGCGATAAAAAAGTAGTTTTAAATTCTAAATCAAAAAGTTCTAATTCAGATAAACATATTAAATTTCTTTATTCAGAAATAACTGATTTAAGAAGTAAGTTGGAAAAAGTATTAGTAAGGATGGGATTGTAAAATGTCTAAAGGTAAAATGCCAGCAAAAAATAAAAAGAATTTTCGCTCTACTAAATCTGGAGCGGGAATGACATCCGCTGGTGTTAGTGCTTACAGAAGAATGAATCCGGGTTCTAAATTAAAAACAGCAGTAACTGGTAAGGTAAAACCGGGAAGTAAATCTGCTAAAAGAAGAAAATCCTATTGTAGTAGATCAGAGGGTCAAATGAGAATGCATGGAATAAGTTGCTCAAAGACACCTAAAAAAAGAATCTGCGCAGCTAGGAGAAGGTGGAAATGTTAAATGTCTAAAAAAGATGCTTGTTATCATAAAGTAAAAGCTAGATATAAAGTCTGGCCATCAGCATATGCTTCAGGGGCATTAGTTAAATGTCGTAAAGTTGGAGCTGCTAATTGGGGTAACTCAAAGAAAAAAGGAAAACAAAAATGAAAAACAAGCCAAAAGGTCATAGAATGAAAAAATTTGATAAAGGGAAAAAAGCCATTCCAAGATCTATAAAACAAGGAGTTATGAAAAAAGTTGCAAAAAAAGCAGGTAAATCTCTTTTAAAAAAAGCTATACCTCCAATTGGAGCAGTTTTAACTGCAGCTGAAATTGCAAAGGGAGCTGTAAAAGTTGGTAAAACAATAAAAGCTAAATCTGCTTGTAATAAAAAAGGTGGAGTTTATAAAAAAGGATTTTGTATTACTGGTGTAAAAAAGAAATAATGGCAAAAGAAGGATTAAAAAAATGGTTTTCTCGCAATCAAGGTAAAGGCTGGGTAGATTGTAAAACAGGAAAACCTTGTGGTAGACGTAAAGGTGAAAAACGAAAAGGATACCCAGCTTGTAGACCTACAATGTCTCAATGTACTTCTGCAATGAAAAAGAAAACGAGCACTAAAAGAATTAGTTGGAAATAATGGCTGACGTATTTGGATTATCTGATGTATCATCTCCAGACACAGGTAGAGGAAAAGTTCTTAAAACTGGAGGAACAAGAAGGAAATATAATATGAAAAAATCAAAAGGTAGTGCATCAGAAAGATTAATAGATTGTATGAAAAAAGCTAAAACAAATGGCGATAGAAGACAATGTAAAGTTATGCATTCTATTAGAAGTAAAACAACAAAACAACAAGGTTTAAAATCAAGAGATAGTATACTTGATAGAACACAAAAAAGAAAAAAGGGGTAAATTATGCCGGGTAAAGCAGCTTGTAAATTAATGGTAGGTAAAGGAAAGAAATATAAAACTATGGCAGAGTGTATGAATTATGGCCCTAAAAAAATGGGTAAAAAAATGAAGAAAAGTGAATCTATGCCATCTAGAATGATGAAATCTTCTTACTAATGTCTAAAAGAATTAAAGTAGATTTATTTGGTAACGATAAAGGATTAGGCGACACAGTTGGTAAAATTATACAAACTGTTAGTCGTGGTAAAATAAAGGAGTGTGGAGGATGCAAAAAAAGGAAAGGTATATTGAACAGGCTCGTCCCTTATCGGAACAATACCAAGAAGACCTACGAATAGACAATAACTTTGAAAGACTAGAAAGCAAAGAAGGTGGTTTAAGATTAGATGTCTTTGACCATGATTCTAATTCTGAAATAGATTTTTCTGAATCCGATTGCAGTTTATGTGAATTACCAGAAAATGCTCAACAATATATTATAGAAGATATAGAGTACGAAGAATCAAATGCCTAAACAAACCTTTAAGATAGAAGGGTTTCATGGTGGATTAAATACAAACGCAGACCCTAGAGACATTTCTGAAATTCAGTCTTCCGATATAAAAGATGTTAAAATAACTAATTTAGGAAGAATAAAGACTTTAGGTAGAACTTCTTTAAATAATAGTTTATCAAATTCAATATCTCTATTAAATAACAAAGGTTTATTTGTTATGGATTCTGATAGGAAAGTAAGCAATAATGCTTTATCTAATGAATCTTTAATTATTGTTTATGATGATGGTGGTAATAGTTTTGATGTAAAAGATAGTGGTGGTTGGAGTACCGCAGAAATATCTTTAGACACAAATGATCCTGTTTTTTATTCTTCTGATGGAATACTAAGAATAGGAGATGGTTCTTTTGGTCAAAGTGGGAAATGGTATGGATATATACCTAATAGGTATTTTAATTCTTTAAGAGCAGATTCATCAGCAATAGACAATTGGATTTCTTTAAACCAAGATATAAACTCTCCAACATTAGGAAAATGTTTAATATCTAACCCAGAAGTTGGTTCTGATTCAAATGGAGTAAATTCATCTGCGTCTGAATATATTGGTAATGTAATTGATGTCTCAGGTGATGATGTAGCTGTTCCTAATGCTGTTAATTTAAGAGTTGGAGTTCAGTATAGTGCAAATTATCCAAGCGCAGCTTCTAATTATACAACATCTAATTCTACCGATAGCGATTCAAGTA